CTAAATAAAATCAACGCATTTAATCGTATTGTCTTCGTTTAGATAAATTTCCCGTATTGTAGACCTCCAAAAAGAACGTCTATTTTCCAAAGACAGCGAATCATACATCTGGCGAAAGTCAGTTTTTAATAGTTCTTCCACATAGTGTAGGCTTCTTGTCTCTTCTTCCTCGGGAAAAGCAGCGGAAACGGAATATTCTTCTTCCAGTCTCTGGTACTCATTATCGTAATAATCAAAGGAAATTCTCCCTTTTTGAAATAACAAATTTAATCGTTCCATTTCTTTTCTCAACTTTTCCGGATCTTTTGCTTTCTTTTCCTTTTTTAGCTCTTCGCTGATCTGGTTGCTGCGGACTTTATACTTTTCGTATTCTCTTTCGAGATTTTCTAGCAGATATTTTTCGATAAGGTTTTGACTCATTCTATGCCTATACGTACAAATATGATCGATAAGTGCTCTATTGCAACGGTAGTAGCAGTACGTTCTTTTTTTCCGTGTTTCACGGTTTATAATGGACGAGCATCCTGTACCGACTAATTTCTGTCCGCATACAGGGCAACGTATTAAACCAGTAAATAGGTATACTCTGCCAGATGGTGTGCTTTTTATATTTCTTTTCGAGATAGTTTGCATCTCATTCCATTCTTTTTCTGACAGGTAGGCGGGGCAATAAGGATACCCTCTGTACGTCCCCTTGTAAAATTCGCTCGATAACATTGTTCTCAACATTCCATAGCTAAAATCAATACCATAGGCCTCTTGCATGTACCGGACAGCACCTTTTTTGGAGTTATGGATTCTAAAATAATTAAAAAAATCCTCCACCATGTGTTCTGTTTCTGGATCTTTAACCATGCATTTCTTCCCGTCCACGACACCTGTTTTATATCCAAAAGGCATATTTGCATCTCCGAATATTAACTTCCTTTGTCTTATAGATGCTTCGTTGACAAATTTAATTCGTTCGGATGTGGTATCTACCTCGTTCTGCCCGATCGACAGCACTACATTTAATTGCAAGCGTCCATCCCGTGTCTCCATGTTGATTCCCGGCTCAGATACGGATATCCAACGCACTCCATGCTCATCTAGCACGTCCTGCACTTTGTAAAAATCCGACAGGTTTCGGAACCATCTATCCAGTCTCCAAAATAGTATTACATCGATTCTGTCCTTTTTTACATCCTCTACAAGAGCATGGATGGCTTTTCTTTTCTTCAGTTCTTTTCTGGCAGTCTTTCCCTCGTCCGCATAGACGCCTACTATAGACATGTTGTTGTCTGTTGCGTATTGTTCCAAGCATTCTTTCTGAGCTTGTAAAGACTTACCATGTACACTCTGCTCAAATGTGGATACTCGGATATATATGGCGCACCGTAGTATTTTTTCTGGCATTCCGTATCACTCTCCTTTTGTAAAATATATTTAAAATTGGTACAAAAATAACAGCCAGCGCAAAACAAACGTTCCGCTTGCAAGCTGTTTCCGAAGATGATACAATATTCTTGAGCTTACTATTGCATTCTTCGGAGCGATAGTCTTATGGTGAGATACCCGTATTGATTACGGGTGCAAGGCTCGTTGGTAGCGTGTCTTGCGATATTTCCGTCCCGGTGTTGGTAGCACTGGGGCGGTTTTTTATTTTATTGCACGGCGATTTTCTGAGTATCCTTCTTGTTGTCAAACGATATCATATCGGATGCTTCGATTGTGAGATCAGTATCACTCTTCAATTTATATACCTGGCATACTTCAACCGTTCCACCCGGCTGCACTTCATTTATAGCGTAATTGTTCATAGAGTCGTTCTGTTCTGCCATGATTCCCATTTCACACTCGCCACCGTCCTGAAAACACTGTACGTTTGCAGCAATTCCAGCTGTTGCGTTTTCGTCAGAATTGTTCGTGAATGTATAGTAATAGAGTAAGCACTTGTTTCCTTCGTAATCATTTGCAAACTCATGTCTCACATACTTTACGTTAAATTTTTCAGCAGTAAAATCTATAATTCCGTCATCGACTGGCTGTGCTTCTTCTTTTGGTTCTTCTTTCTGGTTTGTTGTTGCTTCTGTCTTTGTTTCGGTGTCTTTGGATGGTTCGGTATCCCCACCGCACGCTGTAATGGATAACGCCATAGCTCCTACTAATAACATTGCTACAATTTTCTTTTTCATAATACTGTTTCTCCTGTTTTACTGCTTATAATATTATTTATCTTGCTCCATGTATCTTTTTGCCACTTCGATCAACTTGTCCTTATATCCGTATAGATCATTCAGTGTTTCGATATAAAAACGCTCCATCTTTTTATTTTCATCTGGAATAAATAATTGTTTGTTTTTCTTGTCGAGGTTTATTCTGCAAATAGGTTTTCGATTATTGTCCTTGTACAAAATACCGAAGTAGCTTTCAGTATCTCTATGTACAACATCATTGACATCTACAGTTCCTGCAAGCATCCCCCTCACAATGTAAAACGCCTCAATTTCTTCTTCTGTAGTCACGATTTTTGATACTGGCTCTACAGGTGTTTCTTCTACTTCATTTTTTGCATCATCGTTATCTTTTGTGAGAGCGGAAGAGATCTTATTATTTACTATTTCATTGACAAATGATGAGAACGATCTTTTCACAACGGGCGTGAATTTTTCAATCACTCTTTGATTTTTCTGTCCGTCATATATGTTTGTAAGTACAAGTCTTACAAATTCTTCTGATGGTGCTTCGAATTCAGCAGATAAAACTCCTTTTATTAAAGAACTATACTTCAATTCTTCGGCTGTGCTGAATATTTTTTCTTTGTCAAAATTCTCTTTGCAGAATTTTCTTAATTCGTTAATAGAAGAGTCTTTTAAGTTAATCATATTTATTTCAAGAAATGGCACTAAATCCATTTTGTTTGCTTCTTCTAAGTCGGTGTAAAATCTATATATGATTCCATTTGTTAAAATCCCAAACTTAGCAGGAGACGTGCCAAAATATCTGAAAAGTTGAGAAGAATGTTTGTCTAACTGTTCAGAACAACTCTTGCATTCAATCAAAATACTTGGTTCTCCATTATCCAAAATCGCATAGTCGACCTTTTCTCCCTTTTTAATGCCAACATCTGCGGTGTATTCAGGACAAAATTCCAACGGGTTGAATACATCGTACCCAAGTATCTGGAACATTGGGACGATTAAAGACATTTTTGTTGCTTCTTCGGTGGATACAGTATCCTTTATCATAGATACACGTTCCGAAAATTGTTTAATAGATTCGTTGAACTCCATATTCTCCTCCTTTTGTACTTTAACACCACTTTGCTCTATATAAACGCCGTAGCGCTCATATCATTTCCATAACTGCTAAATTAGGAATAAAATAAATAACATAATTATCTACAGTAGTACATTCACCATATTTTCCAGTATAGCAGTCAATAGCTTCCTGCAGATATTCTTCTGTGACATGTAGATGTTCTGCAACTTCATATCGATTCTGGCATCCAGCATTAAAAGCGGATATGATACCACGTAACCCGATCATTCGGTTATATCCGCGTAATCGACCTTTTTGTTCTTGCTTTAGATTTTCAATATTCATTTGGTCAATGATATTTCCAACAGCAGTGAAATGATGTCCCATTTCTTCTGCGAGTACACACGCTTTTTCTGTTGATGTTCTTAACCTATCAGATATTGCAATTCTATTTCTGAATATTCGTCCATCACTCCCAGACAGAGGCTTCTCACGGACTACGAGTCCGCTATTTTTCGCCTCTTCTAAAAGTTCCTCATAAATTGTCATCGTATCACTCCCATTCAGAGTCATCCATCATGATGTCATCATCATGTTTTCTCATTTCATTTGTTACTTTAATATCTGTACGCTCATGAGCTGCCATTACTGACAAATCATCATCCATTTGCTGAATGGATAACAGCTGTTCGATATAATTGTCTGCCTTTTTTCTGTTTACTTCAACTAATTTTAGATATTTTTTGAAATGATTCTTTTCCGTTGAAGAAAATGCACTGATGTTATCAATTATATTTTCAATACTATCGTTTACAAATACGTTTTCGATGCCTTTATCGCTAGAACCATCCCATCCCATCAAATCAGCAGGAGTGGTTTCTAGTACGTTGGCTAACGGCTCGAGTACTGTAATTGGCAAATCTTTGATATCATCTTTTTCATATCTATATATCGTTGCGCGATTTTTTCCAAGTTTTAAAGCAACTTCATCAACGCTTAAACCTAAGTAGAGTCTTCTGTTTTTAATTCTTTGTCCTATCGTCATTTTGTTCACCACCTTATATACGTATTATAATATATTATTCGCAAATACGCAACTACTTTTATTCGAAAAACAAAAAAAATCGCATAAAATGCAAAAACAGTATTGACTTTTAAGACAAGGCATTGTAATATACAATTAGTCGCATGAAATGCGAAAAAGAAAGGAGATGATGGAGTGGTAAATGTAAGCAAACTCAGAGCGAAAATGGTCGAGATCGGCATAAATGCTGAAAGTATGTCGAAAAAGATCGGAATCGACAGGTCTACATTCTACAGAAAGTTATCGGCGGATGGTCAAACATTTACGATAGGTGAAGCTGATGTTATTTCTAAAGAGTTAAATCTGAACAGGAACGAAGTGAATAGCATTTTTTTTAGTCAATTTGTCGCATGAAATGCGAAAATGAAATGTTAAAAACAGAAAGGAGATCAAATGAACGAATTAAAAATTTTTAACAACAAAGAGTTTGGCAAAATCCGAACAGTAACTATTGATAATGAACCGTGGTTTGTCGGGAAGGATGTAGCATCATCACTCGGATATGAAAGAGCAACGAAAGCCATTCAGGATCATGTTGATTCGGAGGATAAAGATGAAGTCCCGATTCAGGATTCCATCGGAAGGATGCAGAAAACACCGATTATTTCAGAATCCGGTCTTTACGCTCTCATCTTCGGCAGCAAGTTGGAATCAGCAAAAAGATTCAAGCATTGGGTGACATCCGAAGTGCTCCCGGCGCTTAGAAAAACCGGCTCTTACGAAATGCCAAAAACAAAGCAGCGTAACGAACGTCTCGCCAGCGTGAACAATGCAGTGAAGATTTTAACGCCGATGCTTAAAGCGGCAGGATGCAACAGCAAGATCCAGCTCCTGACTGCAAAATCCCTTTATGAGAAAGCAGGAGTAAATCTGCCGATCACGATAGAAGTGGATCAGCAGTATGTAGATACGGTACACATTGCAAGACAGGCAAGACTTTACTATAAGAGTTCCGGCAAGCCAGCAGATAAAGCTGTGAATGAGATTATCCGTAGGTTGGATTTATCGGAAGCTATGTACATAGAAACGTGGGAATCTAAAGGGAAATGGCAAGGGACTGTAAGAAAGTATGCGCCGGAAGTAATCAGTATGGTAAAGCAATGGTACGCAGACAATGGATATCCGAGAGAAATCTCATATACGCAGTGCGATGGACAAGCAAGGAAGTATCACGTAATAGTCAGGGATTCTGATGTCGCGTAAGAAAGGATGAAAAATAGAATGTGTTGGAGTGGCAGTCCGGGGACACCGGGAATGGATTTCGTTCAAGAAGCGGAAAAACGTACAGGAAAGATGTACAATGCTCAATCGCAGAGAATGGATCGAATTGAGTTTGATGCGTTAAAAAAAGAAGTAGAAGGACTTAAAACAGAAGTAGATAGCCTAAAACACAAGACACTCTGTCTGCTTATAACACTTGTTGTCTTTGTTATTTTTTCTTCATTTTCAGTTGTGAATATGTCAAGACAGTATTCAACTATTCATGATTACTACATGGATTCGCAGAAAAATGATCAGAAGATAAGTCGATCTCTGGAAGAACTGATTCCGAAGATAGAAGTACTTCAGTCAGAATTTAAATAAGGAGGAAAAAGAGAATGTTTAGCAACGTAAAAATCGACAATGGATTATTTTTAGACGGAAAGAAGCTCAACTGCGTGAAATCATACAGATTAGAGCAGAAAGAGGAAGATTGCGTCGCTGATCTTACAGTAAATATGGATGTCCAGGTTTTTGACGGCATCATTAAGACACCAAGTATTGTAGCCGGCAGTATTAAAGCTGAAAAACTGTCTGGATTGAGATTGTCAGACTTGGCAAATTTAATTGCCGACGATGTACTCGTGAAAGTTGTATATCAAAAAGAAATGGGTACGGCAGTAAATATATATGAACCTGGAAGCATTTCCGGAGAAGACCCAAAATTTTTGGAAAAACCTGTGAAAACAATAAGAACCCTTATTGACACGCTGGTTATAGAATTGGAGGACTAACATGGAAATTGTAATAGCAAGCATCATCTGCTCAATCATAACATCAATCGTTACAAGTCTTGTGGTGACACGGGAGTCTATGAGCATTATCCAAAAAGCTGTTGATCATTTACTTGATGTCAACATGGACTTTGTCACCGATGTGACGGACATGATAATTGATAGGTTTGGAACGAAGCGTAAATAGGATTGAATGGACAACATATCTCGGACAATCCATCCGTCATACATATTAGAGAGGTGGTGCAAGTGACTATAAAAAACATCGTAGTAATTAACGGCAAAGAGGTTGAAATCAGAGATCTTCCGGACGCTGAACTGTTTGCAGAAAAGCTAAACCGGAAAGCTCTGACAGAAAGAAACTATGAGGAAGATAGGTGATGACATGCAACCAGATATGGAAAAGATCATGAAAGTGTTGATATCTCTGATCGAAGAACAAGAGCATGTGAAAATCGATTACACACTCGAAAAGAGGACAGAAGAGGAAACCGCTTAGGCGGTAGAAGGGAGGACAAGCATGGAAATTAAAGGAACTTACCAATGCCAGACCACTCAGCAACCCAACACTTTAAATAGCTGGGATATCCGGTCAGTCTCTGTAGATCTGCCAGAAGAAGAGGATAAGCCTTACTGGATCAGAGTCGGTGCGATGGTGATCGGGTTTATCTTGGTGATGCTGGCGTGGTATCTGGTGTTTGGGTATTAAAAAGAGTGCTGTCACAGGGCGGCAACCCTCGAGCACTCAAGAAATTAAATCATTTAAATTGTAGACGAAAAGGAGAAGTTTGTAAATGAAAATTACGAAAATTAAGATCAAAAATCTTTATGGAATTACAGAATATGAAGGAGACGGAAAGAGTGTAGAGCTTTCCGGAACAAATGGAGCAGGCAAATCTTCCGTGATTGATGCGATTCGGTACGCACTTACAAATAAGTCAAATCGCAAGTATGTTGTGAGAAACGGAGAAACAGAGGGGGAAATTCTGATTGAAACAGATAACGGATTGAGAATCAATCGGAAGGCAAGAACGAATCAAGCGGATTACAAGAGCGTGAAGCAGAACGGTCATGAGGTGGGGAGTCCGGAAACATTTTTGAAAGATATTTTTACTCCACTGCAGCTGTCGCCAGTTGAATTTATGGAGAAATCCGAAAAAGAGCAGAATGCAATTTTGCTTGATATGATCCAGTATGACTGGTCATTGCAGACAATTCGTGAATGGTTTGGTGAAATTCCAGATTGGGTATCTTACGATCAGAATATTTTACAAGTTTTGAATGATATACAGTCGGAAAACGGCATGTATTACAGGAATCGGCAGGATGTGAATAGAGATATTCGGAATAAAAAATCATTTGTTGAGGATATCGCAGATGCTATCCCGTCTGGATACGATGCAGAAAAATGGGAAAATGAAAATCTTGGACAGCTGTATCAGGAAATCGAGCGCATTAGAAAAGAAAATGAACAGATTGAGAAAGCAAAGCGATTCATTGAGCAGAGGGACAACAAAGTCCGATCATTTGAAGCGGATAAAGAGATTAAATTATCCGCATTGGAAAGGTCGTTTACTGCAGAGCGCGAACGTCTTTTGAAAGAAAATGAAAGGCTGCAGGCTCAGTTGAGAGAAAATCAAACAATGCTTGCTGGTATGGAAGAGAGAAAAGCGGACAAAGCAGAAGTGATCGTAAAAGAATATGAAGCGAATGTTGCGAAATATGACAGCTCTGTAGAAGAGTATAAAGAATTGTCAGAAAAAGAAGTGCAGGATTATTCGGAATTGCAGAATCAGGCATCTTATGCGGAAGAGATGAAATCCCACTTGAATGAATATCGTCGAATGGTTGATCTACAGAACGAAGTGGAGCGATTAAAAGCAGAATCCGAAGATTTTACGCAGAAAATCGAAAAGGCACGGTCTCTTCCGGGAGAAATCTTAGAAACTGCAACTATTCCGATTTCCGGTCTTACAGTTGTAAACGGTGTTCCGCTGATTCACGGACTCCCAATCAGTAATCTATCAGATGGAGAAAAACTTGATCTGTGTATCGATGTGGCGATTCAGAAGCCTAATGGACTGCAGATCATCCTGATTGATGGAGTGGAGAAAATGTCTACAAAAATGCGGACAGACCTGTATCAGAAGTGCAAAGATAAAGGATTACAGTTTATTGCAACAAGGACAACAGATGAAGAAGATCTGACAGTGATTGAATTATAAGGAGAATCGATATGGAAGAAATGATTGTAAAAGAGGAAAAACACGAATTGAGTCCATTTGCGGACAGCCAGAGTTTTCAAAAGATTTTTGATATCGGAAAAATGTTTGCTACATCGCAGCTGGTGCCACAGAATTACCAAGGCAAGCCGATGGATTGCACGATTGCAGTAGATATGGCGAATCGGATGGGGGTATCCCCTATGATGGTCATGCAGAACCTGTATGTTGTAAAAGGTAAGCCTACATGGAGTGGACAGGCTTGTATGAGTATGATCCGGGCGAATACAGAATTCAAAAACGTCCGTCCGGTGTACGATGGAACACCTCATACAGATAATTGGGGATGCAGAATTGAAGCAGAATATAAAGATAGTGGAGAGAAAATCAAAGGAACTACAGTGACGATCGAAATGGCTAAAAAAGAGGGATGGTATGAAAAAACAGGAAGTAAATGGAAAACCATGCCGGAGCAGATGCTTGCATATCGCGCGGCTTCGTTCTTTGCCCGGGTATATACTCCAAATTCTCTTATGGGGGTTTATGTCGAGGGTGAAGCAGAGGACATATCAAAAAGTGATACAAGAGTAGCAGAAAACCCATTTGATTTCGAAGCAGCGGTGCAAGAAGCAGAGGAGGTATTTGAATGATTTTAACGCAGGAAAATTATTACAGCAAAGAAGCAAATCAGGAGTATCTCAGTGTCTCGCAGTATAAGGATTTCTGCGGAACAATCGGACGTGTTGGGTGTGAGGAACAGGCACTTGCAAAGTTGAATGGTGACTGGGAAATGGAGAAAACAACAGCACTTCTGGTTGGGTCTTATGTGGATTCTCATTTCGAGGGAACGCTTGATTTGTTTAAGGCTCATAACCCAGAAATATTTACAAAAAAAGGAGAGTTAAAGGCAGAGTACCGAAAAGCAGAAGAAATCATAAATAGAATCGAAAGAGACCCTTTATTCATGATGTTTATGAGTGGAGAGAAGCAGAAAATTTTTACAGCTGATTTGTTTGGAGCGAAATGGAAAGTGAAGCTTGATAGCTATTTGCCCGGTAAATGTATCGTTGATTTGAAAGTAATGAAATCCCTTAGAGAAGCGCATTATGCGAAAGACATGGGGCTGATGGACTTTGTGAGATTTTGGGGCTATGACATACAGGCTGCTGTCTATCAGGAGGTCGTGAGAATCAATACAGGGGAGCGACTGCCGTTCTATATTGCTGCAGCTAGTAAAGAAAAAGAGCCGGATATTGAGGTGATTCAGATTCCGCAGGAATGGATGAATGATTGTCTGTCTGGAATGGAAATGAATGTATCAAAGATTCTCTCTCTGAAAAACGGAGAGATTGACCCGATACGATGCGAAGTTTGCGACTGGTGCAAGCATACCAAGATATTAAAATCACCGATCTGGCCAGATAATTTGATAGGAGAAGTGTAAATGAAAAAGTCAGACACGATAGTAACAGAATACGTTGAGTTCTGCTTGATCTGCGGAAAACCATACAACATCCATGGACATCATTTGATCTGCGGAAGAGGGAGAAGACAGAACGGAACAAAGGACAAGTTGATTCTTCCGGTGTGCAGTGAATGTCACGGGAAAATACACGAAAATAGTGCAAGCATGGCACTGTCGAAGATGGTAGGACAGGCAATCTATGAGCAGAACCATACACGAGAGGAATTTAGGGAACGATATGGACAATCATATTTTTGAAATCAGAGGGAAATTTTACAAAGGACATTGTTTCCCTGGTCTGAATGATTACATACATGAGACCGGAAAGAACCCGAAAGCAGGAAATCGAATGAAGCAACAGTATCAGATGATAGCCTGTAACGCCGTCAGGCTTGGTTTAAAGCGTTTTAAAACAGATAAGCCTATCATTCTGCACTATACGTTTAAAGAGCCTAAAAAGGGCAATAAACGGGACAGAATGAATGTTTTCAGCTTTGCGGACAAGGTGATTGAAGACGCATTGCAGAAATGCGATGTGATTGTTAATGATGATCCGACTCATGTCGTGAATACAACGCATGAGTTTGAGTATACAAGCGGAATCCCGTCAATCATTGTCCGAATTGAAGAGGTAACGAGGTAGAGAGCCTTGTTATAAATTGTAACCCGTTCATGTTCAGGTACGTCACACTACACTGAATACATATCCCGGGAGAAATCCCGGGAGGAAAGGAGTAAAAGACTCTAGGGACTATGGCTAAAAAGTATTACTGGCTAAAACTAAAAAACAACTTTTTTAGCCAGCCGAAAATAAAAAAACTAAGGAAAATAGCTGGCGGGGATACCTATACGATCATATATCTGAAAATGCAGCTTTACAGTCTGGAAGATGACGGAAAGTTATATTTTGACGGAATAGAAGAAAATTTTGTTGAAGAAATGGCATTGAAGATAGATGAAGACCCGGAAAATGTAGGCGTTACAATTCAATTTTTGATTGCGCAAGGACTTATGATTTTATGTGATGATAATGAGTATTTAATGACGGAAACGCAAGAATCAATAGGGTCAGAAAGTGACTCAGCACAACGAGTTAGAGCGCATCGTGAGCGAAAAGCGTTACATTGTAACGATACAGTAACATTATGTAACACAGAGATAGAGATAGAGAAAGAGATAGAGAATAGAGATAGAGTAAGAGATAAGACTGATAGCAAAATAAGCTATCAGCTGATCGCCGATACATTTAATGATATCTGTAAGAGCTTTGATAGAGTTGAGCGGATTTCCGATAGCAGGAAGGAAGATATTGCTACAGCCTGCAAGAAATTTGGTTTTGAACAGATCAGAACCGCATTTGCAAAAGCAGAGAACAGTAAATTCCTGAAAGGCGAAGAAAGCAAAGGGGATTACAAATTCAAGGCGAATTTTAACTGGATTATCAAAGAAGAGAATTTAAAAAAGATTCTAGGAGGAAATTTTGATAATGAGCCGGAAGGATCGGAAAAGAAGAAAAAACAATCAAAACCGCCGGTAAGCAGAAACTTAAATAACTTTGAACGCAGAGGATACGACATGGACTCTCTGGAAGAACAGTTATTGAACTCAAATTAAGGAGGAGCAAAATGAAAGAAGAATTATTTAAAATGGCACAGGAGTGCCTTTCCGAGGAAGAAGTAAAGGAAATCCTCAGAAATAAATTCAAGGAATCAATAGAATCGGCAATAGAAAAAGCGTTTAGATGGGGAAAAGTAGAAAGTGCACTGAAGAAAAAAATAGACGAAGTTATGGTGCCGTACATAGAGAAGTATGATTTTTCGGAATACCTTCCAAAGTTGGATACGGTGCTTACAGAAATCGTAAATTCCGATGCTTGTATCGAGAATAAAAAGATTCTGGAAAATTTTAAGGAATTATCAATCAAGCAGGAAGAAAAAGAAATGGAAGTCACTGATCTGTTTGATGCATGGATTGCAATGTGCGAAAAGAAGATCAGTACAACTGGTCTGGAAGTGGAGTTTGACGATGGACCACACTACGAATCGGTCAGTTGCGAGATGCTAATAGAAGAGCGTGAAAGATCTACTTGGAGCTCCCTGCATAGGGCAGTAATCATTTTCGAAAACGAACACGATGAAAAGTTGAATATGGAAATTCCGATATCGAAATGGGATTTTGAGAAAGAGTATACACTTGACAGTTTGGGATGTGTAGACATTAAGTCGTTGAGATACCTTGGGGAATTTGACATGTTGTTAATGAGATTGCAAAGAGCGGGAACAAAAATCATTATCGACAAGACGGAAGACGATGGAGAAATATATCCAGAAGAAGAACCGGAAGTAAGTTTCAGTTAGGAGGCAAACATGAACAGAAAAAGATACGGTTTTAGAGTCTATAGGAAACAGTCTGCCGGATTTAAACCGGGCAACATGGCAGCGTTTACGCGCGGCAGCACAAAGCGGAAGAGAAAGAACAGGGTGAGAGGGAAATGAGTAGACCAGCACATTTTTTGGATAAGTACCGATTCCAGATTGAAGAAATGGTGAAACTTAGATGCACGGACGATCATATCCACAGGGTCTTACATGACACCCAAAAGGATGTGCAGTTTTCCAAGGAAATTCTCGTCCGCTACATGGATGAGACTGGGATCCAGAAACGCAGAGTAGTGAAAGGATGGACACAGGAACAGGTATTTGAATGGGAGGAATACTGCGAAAATCTAAGAGGAAACGAGAGAATCAAAGGGATGTTGATCGTTCCGGGAGATAAAAAGAAAGAAAAATAGAAAGGAGCCAGCCTCCGGCCGGGGCAAGGGTATACCGGGCTTCTGAGAAAAATGAAAGAGACACCGGAACAAATTATTAATAAATGTGTGAATAACATAGTCAGAGAGATAGCGAGTTGGAAATACATACAAGAGCATGGATGCAACGATCCGTTCTGGCCGGATGGCTGCAACATGAATCTTATCAGAAACCATATTATAAGCTACAAGCATGATATACGGGAGATATGCGAAGCGAATAATATGCCACTCCCAGAAATGTATTACTTGCCGACTCCGCCGGAAGTTGATAACAACTACATGGCGATCCTAAAGCAGGAAGAGAGAGTTAATAGGATGCGCCGGCAGGGAATGAAGTTCACGAAGAAAAAGATGGAATATGACTTGGAACAAATGAGTTTGTTTTAACGGAGGAATGACTAATGACGAAAACAGAAGAAACACGCTTGCGAAAAGGCGACACGATCAAATGCGCTGATGCAGAGGATTGCGTGAGGACAATGAATGAGTTGGCATCCTGCTGTATAGAGACAGATTTTCTCTACGAAAAAGATGGATAGAGTGGTTTATGGTTGGAAATAACGGGAGGAAAATTAGATGGATGAGAAGAAAGTTAGAGAAGCGATAAAATATTTTAAAATAATGTTATTCGATATGGAAGGAATGGGATTTAAGTATATTCCTGAATATTATGAAACTGCAATCGAAGCACTAGAAAAGCAGCTACCCCAAAAAGTGGAAGTTAAAGAGTGGAGTCCTGCCAGATGTCCTTCTTGTGGAACTGAATTATCTGAGTCTCTGGGAGATGGATATTATATGCATCCAACATTTTTAAAAAGATGTCCAAATGTAGATTGCAGTCAGTTACTTGATTGGTCGGAATAAACGCACGAAAGGAGTAACATGGAAGAATTAAAGAAATGCCCATTTTGCGATTCCGACAGAGGATATTATATGCTGGAAAGAGTACATAGAGCTTTATTGTTTAATTTTGACGGTGAACCGATCGGAGGAACAGAAGATATGACAGACTATGCGGGGCGTAGAAAACAATGTATCAACTGTCATAAGATACTCCCCAAAAAAATGTTTGAGGAAGTGATGGAAAAGTAAATTATTATTCCAAATTTCAGAAGAGCATTTGGAAAAATATTTTGAACTGTTGGAGGTGGAGTGATGAAAATTCCAGATTGTGATTTTGTAGAGTCTACAGAATATGGGAATTATTGTTGTTTGGAACACTGTTCTTGTACCGAGGAAGAATGCGAAGTTCTTAAATATGGACTCGGGAAAGAGGATTTAGAAATAGCAGCCGAAGAGATGATGTTATTGAAATCGAGCATGAATAGGTAGGTGAATTATGAACGTATTAGAGAAGATTTTGGAAGAGATTGAAGATCATGCGATAGAGTTTGAATCATTCGGAATGTGTGACGATTATGTAAGTGTTGGTTGGGCAAAAGAAATCATCCGTTCCCATATGGACGATGTTGCGGATAATAATGACGGTTGGATTCCGGTAAGTGAGAAATTGCCGGAAGACGAAAGAATGGTCTTGGTAACGTGTCAAACAAAAAAAGGGATTAGGAGTACAAACAGGGCATATTATGACGGAAAGTTTTGGCATGGAAGCGGTTCGATGTCAGGCGTAACAGCATGGCAGCCACTACCAGAACCATACAAGGAGAAATAACATGGACATTATAATTACAATCGCATTCCTAGCCCTGTACTACATCCTGGGGCTGGGAGCAGTGATTACTTTAAAGACAGGATTGGAAGAGGATGTGGAGAAGGAGAGAAAATTGAGGTGATGGAATGAAGAAAATAGAAGCATACACTATGGCAACGAGAAAGCCCTGTGAGACCGCTTTAAAGCAACAGGAGCATGAAGCCTTTAAGTGCGACTTTAAAAGCCGTGAGAGGACGAAAAAGGACGTTGCAGAGTACAAGAAGCACACGGTGGAAGACTTTTTGAAGAAGGTCGGAATAGATACGAAAGGGAGTGTGATGGGTGATAACAGAAGCACGCATAAAACGAATACATAAAAATAACATCAGAATGGAACGGCTAGCTGAATTGTATAAAGCACATAAATATGCGGCAATGTCATCCGAAATCAATATGAGCGGTATGCCATCGGGAAAAGGCGGGATAGATGACAGTATGAGCGATATTGATGATAGTGTGGATATTGAAACGGAATATCGAGCGCTATACTTCGAAAACGAGTTACTCATCAAAGAAGCAAGAAAATACATAAACCAGTTGCCGGACAATATTCTACGCATGGTAATGGAATTGAAATATATAAACGGAATGGATGAATATGAAATTTCCGCAGAAGTTGGAGTGCCGCATAATCAGTGCTGCAGTATGTTAAAAGTACACTGGAATAATGTGTTCTAAATGTTCTAAATCTATTGACATATAGTGACTTGACTGGTATACTGAAAGAGTGAAAGAAGATAAAAAGGCACTGTCACTTATGTGGTGGTGCTTTTTCTTATGCTGTGGCAAATGTAGGGCAGACAGGTTCGACTCCTGTACACGGTTTAGTAGCATATCACGGTAAATATTAAAAATCCGGAATGCCGTGGAAGTGCTACGGAGTGATATCACAAAACGCAGATATCCGCAGATCTGCAAAACAAACAAAGAGATTCAGCAATCTATATTTAGTGTCAGCGCCCGAGTGCGGATAGGGTAAAGGGTGTCAATAAAAGGCATCCTGATCGGACATAGCTCAGTCGGTTAGAGCAGCAGCCTTATAAGCTGTGTGTCACGGGTTCGATTCCCGTTGTCCGGATTGTGGACTACTGCAAAGTTTCATCCTTTGCTTATATATTTTGATTGTGTATTTGGTTATTTTGGTTTTTGTTGGCGTTATTAATTCTTTCAGCAGTAGTCCTAAATTCTTAGCATCCAGAGATGGGTGCTTTTATTATGCTATAAAGGTGGCGAGTCGGATGGCAAAAGGTAAATATCAAGAGTGGCTAGAGCCGGAAGGCTTGCTGAAGATAGAGGGATGGGCGAGAGATGGTCTGACGGATGAGCAGATTGCTTATAACATGGGAATCAATAAAGCAACGCTCTATCGGTGGAAAGAAAAGTATTGCGACATTTGCGACGCCTTAAAAAGGGGGAAAGAGGTCGTTGACAGACAGGTGGAGAATGCTCTGTTGAAGCGTGCGCTTGGATATGAGTACACGGAAACGACCAGAGAATATATACCGGAACTCGATGAAATGAAAACTACGAAAAAGGTCACAAAGCAAGTAGCGCCGGACACTACAGCCCAGATCTTCTGGTTAAAGAACCGGAAACCGGACAAGTGGAGAGATAAGCAGGAATATGAAGATAGGACAGCGATTGAGAAGCTGGATGAAATTTTGAAAGGATTGCATGACAATGCAGCTAAGCCAGAAACAAAATGAGTACATAATTAACGCTACGCACAGATGGAATATTAAATCCGGTGCGGTACGTTCCGGAAAGTCTTTTGTCGATACTGCTTATATCGTACCGCATAGAATCAGAGAAAGAGCTGGCAAACCCGGTTTAAATGTAATAATGGGAGTCTCTAAAGAATCTATCGAGAGAAACGTACTCCAACCGATGAGGGAAATCTATACCAGCGATCTGATTGGAAACATTAACAATCGGAATGTGGCAAGGGTGTGCGGAGAGGACGTCTATTGTCTCGGCGCAGAAAAGGTCAGTCAGGTTGCAAAGATACAGGGAGCATCCATTAAGTACTGCTATGGGGATGAGATTGCAAAGTGGAACAAAGAAGTCTTCCAGATGTTGAAATCCCGTCTTGATAAGCCGTATTCCTGCTTTGACGGGGCTTGCAACCCGGAACACCCTACGCATTGGCTTAAAGAATTTATAGATAATGTGGAGTTGGACATCTATCTTCAAAGATACACCATATTCGACAACCCATTTCTGGACCCAGAATTTGTTGACAAGCTCTGCAAAGAGTACGAGGGAACGATCTACTACGACCGTCTCATTCTTGGACTGTGGAAAAGAGCTGACGGGTCAATTTACAAGCGGTTTGCTGACAATCCAGAAGCGTTCCGGTGCGAAATCGTGGATAATCTCTCACAGGAATCAGAGCATAAGCAATTCCGAAAAGAGGATATCACATCAATCGAGATCGGCTTGGACTTTGGTGGCAATCAATCCGGCCACTCATTCGTTGCGAGAGGATATACGGATAATTACAGAGATGTAATTGCGCTAAAATCCAGAAGAGTCATGGCAAAGGATGAAAATGAGGACATTGACAGCAATCGACTGAATGAGCTGTTTTGTGAGTTTGTGCAGGAAGTGATAGACGACTACTCTGTGTGTGTGAAAAGCGGTGATTACGTGCAGTATTGCAACGTAGAATCCGTATTCTGGGACAATGCAGAGACAGTGCTTGGTAATTCGATCCGAAACGCCGTAGAAAAAGAATATCCGTGGATCGCTGTCAAACCGGCAAAGAAAAGACCAATCAACGACAGGATCAGATGCACCGTCAAGCTCATGGGGGCTGGGCGGTTTTTTATTACAAAAGATTGTGAGTCATTACAGACTGCCTTCTCAGATGCGGTCTGGAATAAAGAAGTTACCGGGAAAGATGAACGTCTGGATGATGGAAGTACTGACATTGATAGCTTGGATGCGTTTGAATACACAATCGAACGCGACATGAAATACCTGATCGAAGAGGTGGAAGATGTTTGATGGAATTAAGAGACTATGGAAAGGAATCATGAGAATGTTTGGATATACGACATTAAAACAGATCATCGGCAAGGATATCGCACTATCCAACGACATGATAGATGCAATCAACAGATGGAGACAGATGCTAAATGGTGATGCAGATTGGATCTCCGACAGTATCGTTTCCCTTGGAATTGAAAATGGAATTTGCCGGGAGTTTGCGGACTGTGCGCTGGTGGAAATGGAAACCAGTGTAAGCAACGAACGACTGGACAAGATCTATCAGAAGAATATTGCGAGTCTGAATGAGAATCTACAGGAAGGGCTTGCGCTTGGATCATTTGTCCTGAAGCCGCTAGGAGAATCGACCGCTGAATTTATCTCGGCCGACAAGATTATACCGATCAGTTTTGGAGACAATGGAAAGCCAAATGACATTGCGTTTCTGACCGTAAAAAAGGTTGGGGACGCTGATTATTTCACAAAGCTTGAACGGCACTATTTCATTAACGGGAATCTGACTATAGAAAACAAGTGCTTCCACTCTCAGACAGCGAGTGATATCGGACTTCCATGCAGCCTAGAAGCGGTGGAAGAATGGGAGAATATCCTACCTGGACCGATTACATACCCAGGCATGAACCGAATGGACTTTGGCTATTACAAGAATCCTATTAAAAACAAGGTGGATGGTTCTGCTTGTGGCGTGTCTGTATATGAATCAGCTTCTGAGTTGATTCGGAAAGCGGATACACAGGGTGCGAGGCTTGACTGGGAATACGAATCGGGCGAGCGTGCAATACATGTTGACAACAGGGCTCTGAAACAAGACAAGGCAACCGGAAGATTTGGAATGCCGAAGCTTAAAGGTAAACTTTACCGCGGCTTAAATCTGGATGCTGGAAAGGATCAGGAACTCCTGAAAGAGTATTCCCCAGAAATGAGGGACGAAGCCTTTAAGCGTGGGTTGGAGGAATACAAGCGTGAGATTGAATTTTCCGTAGGTCTTGCTTATGGAGACCTGTCAGATGCGCAGGAAGTGGCAAAAACAGCCACGGAAATCAAAGCATCAAAGAATAGGAAGTACAACCGGGTGACGGCAATCCAGAACAATCTATATGATTGCTTGGAAGACTTCGCCGCAGGGCTTGCATTCTACAACAGTATGCTTAATTCGGGATATGAGTTTTCTTGCAAATTCAACGATTCCATACTGACCGATGAGGAAACAGAGCGTCAGCAGGATAGACAGGACGTGAGTATGGGAGTTATGTCGCACTTAGAATACCGCATGAAATGGTACAACGAGGACGAAGCCACAGCAAAGAAGATGCTACCGGAACAGAACCAAGTCATGGAGTAGGTGATCTAATTGAGAGAGGACTACAAGAAACAACTATCTGGACAGATTGAAAAGCATTTTCTGGATTTGGAACAGATGATTTTGGAGGACATTGTCCGCAGAATAAAAAAAGCCGGAAAAATCACAAGCACGGCAGACTGGCAGATTAACCGGTTGCAGATCATTGGGTACTCTTCTGAGGACATCGAAAAGATGATAAAAACCACGCTGAACCTGTCATATCCAGAAGTGTTTGAACTGTATGACAAGGTTATCGATTGGGAATATGTCCGCAACAAAGACATATACGAACAGGTCAATGCGGAATATATCCCCTACGAGGATAATAAGGAGTTGCAACAGCTTGCAGATGGATTCATCCAGCAGAGCAATGATGATCTGCGGAACGTCACAAAGTCCATGGGATTTTATGTGGATTACGGAGGCGGTAGGCTTGTTATGACTCCATTATCCGACATCTACCAAGGATACCTTGATAAGGCTATTACAGGCGTTGTTTACGGAGCATTTGATTATAATACCATGATACGCAAGGTGGTTACTCAGCTCACAAACAGCGGACTCAGGAGCATTGATTATGCTTCTGGGTGGCATAGCAGGGTAGACGTGGCGGCAAGGAGAGCGGTTATGACGGGAGCATCACAGCTTACTGGGAAAATCACGGAAATGAACGCCGAGAAGTTAGGAACAGAACATTTTGAGGTTGCGTGGCACGCCGGAGCGAGACCATCACACGCCGTCTGGCAAGGTAAGGTGTGGAGCAAAAAAGAACTTGTTACGGTATGCGGTCTTGGAACAGTCACCGGACTACTTGGAGCAAACTGTTACCATGAGTATTACCCTTTTGTAAAGGGTGTGTCAGAGCGGAATTGGTCTGATTCTTGGCTTGCAGAGCAGAACCGAAAGGAAAGTATACCTAAGACATTTAACGGCAAGGAATACACCTTGTACGAAGCCAAACAGCAACAGAGGAAAATGGAAACAGCAATGAGGGCACAGAGAGAAAAGGCTGTGCTACTAAAACAGGGTGGTGCTGATCCAGACGATGTGATGCTTGCGAAAGCAAAATATCAAGGACAGCTTGGAGAATACACCAGATTTTGTAAACGAATGGGGCTACATCAAGAGCGTGAGCGTATCTATTACGATATGCGCGGCAGAGTGGCACCCGTACCAAAACGATTTAGGAGGTAAAAATGAGTAAAGTAAAAGTAATCAGACAACCGACAGCGGAAGCAACATTGATTTTTGAATTTGAGATAGCATCATCAGAATTTCTGGTCAAGAATTTCACGGACGGCGATATTTACGCATCTCTGGAAAGAGACGCAACAAAAGAACAAAGTGTACTGATTCCTGCACAGACCGCACAGCGATTGCAGTACGGTTCTTACGGCGGTGGAAAGAGTAACCTAGTACAAATCATCCCCACAGCAACAAGCGAAAAAGGAGTAGAAGTGCAATGTTTAAAATGGTAGACGGAACAGGAATCATCGGAGTGGATATGATCTGCCCTCTTGGAATCTCCACTCCGCAGCCACCGAATTATGACAGGGTAGAGCTAGAGGGTACAGGAATGTTGGTACTTCCGAACAGCTTGGATGCGCCGCTTGAGAGGTTTGAGCTTAGTGGGAAGACGGATCAGGTGCAGACGAGTGGGAAACAGTTATTTGATGCGAGCCGGTATGAAGGAGTCACTAAAAATGGTGTTACCGTGACGGTCAAAGATGGGGTAATTACTGCTACAGGTACACCGAACATAAATACATGGATACAAGTTTTCGTATCGAGAGAAAATTACCAGAAGCTATTCAAACCGGAAAACAAAATCTATTTGAAAACGAATAGAAGCAAGGATTGCAACTACGATTTTGGAATTTACGGATCGTTCGGTTCGCCAATTATTGGAACTATAAGAGAGGGTAACAGTGGAGCAGTATTGCCTGCAGAATTGCCAAGAAACGATACCGATTTTTACTTTTTCATCGATGCGAAAATTGGAACCGAGTTAAAAGGGAGCATCAAACCAATAGTATATCATGATGGAGACGGAACATGGGAACCTTACACAGGCGGTAAACCATCCCCAAGCCCAGAATATCCGCAGGAAATTAAAAATGTTGGGAAATGGAATGAGGAAACGCAGAAGTATGAAGTGGATGTGAAAGTTACCAACGCCGAACAGAATTGGAGCAAAGAACAAACCCTCACCCTCACATCCGATCGCCCTATTACCAAGTGGGACAGACTGGTAGAACAGGGTGGGCAGATTGGGTGGTTGTATAATACGGAAAAATATATTGTAACTGGGAGCGAAGATTTTGAAACACTAAAATCATATAATGTAGAACGAAGTATAGATTACAGTTTTAGTAATATAAAACAAATAGGAAGCAGAAAAACAGGAGAAAACCTCTGCAATAGCTTAACGTATGTCGATGCTGTTTGGGGAAAAACTGATGTAGGATTTGGAATTGGTGGCAACGAGGTTCATATGAGATTGGCTTACGAAACTATTGATTCCAACAAAGATGAAGACGATAGCATTAAAAAGAAGAAATTTATCTACTACCTAACTCAGAGATATGATAATGGAGATCCAATTATTTTTTATCATAAATCAAAAACCACCGAATTCGTCCCCCTCCCACAATCCGAACAAAACGCTATCCGAGCCTTAAAAACCTACTACCCTACCACAGTAATCACAGCGGACGGAGGGGAACTTGACCCAGATATCAAAGTAACATACCGAAAGGAGATTTAAACATGAACTACGCAAAAATCATGGAAAACGGAACTGTAAGAATCAGCTCCATCAAAAAAGAGGGCTACAAGCCACTCAAGGAAGAGAAACCAGAGGGATTCAGTAACCTTGTCTTTGTCGGCTACATCGAAACAGAAGAAAATGTAATCAAAGAATACGAAGCAGTGGATGACGGAATGAGTGCCTACGGTAAATTACAGAACAACTTGAAAGCAACACAGGCGGCGCAGGAAGTCACAGACCAAGCGGTGCAGGAGTTAATTTTAGCAACAATGAAAATGGGGGTGTAAGTTATGGCACAGTTTTTGGCGAACAGAATCAAAGGTGGACACTTGACAATCGATGATGTACCGGAGAGCTTAAAAGAACAGGTACAGGCGTTACTTTAGGAGGAAAATACATGGGAATGAATTTTATTGAAGCATTAAAAGTGATGAAACAAGGAGGGAAAGTCAAACTTCCGTCTTGGGGCGGTTATTGGTACTGGGACAAAGAAAAAGAAACAGTCATGATTCAGTGCAGACCACAAGACTCTGACAAAGGAGAACTTCTCGACATCAGAGAAACTCAGAGAGTTGAATACACTCTTCAAAATGTGGCTTCTGATGAATGGATGCTTGCCGATGAAAGCAATTGCCCTGTATTAGGAGGAGAATCGACATTTCCGTTTTCCGATGCTATTAAATACCTGAAACGCGGAATGAAAGTTGCTCGCAAAGGATGGAATGGGAAGAAGCAGTATATTCAACTGGCAACTGGAATCTCATATACATTTGGAGACGATGTTGTAAATTGTGAGCATGAAGCTATAGGCAATCAGGCAATCGCATTTGTCGGAACATCTGGCGTGCAGATTGGGTGGCTTGCAAGTCAAGCTGATATGCTTGCAGATGATTGGGTGTTTGCAGAATAGGTAAGACATTGGCACATAGAGATATGTGTTATTTTTATGCCTTTTTTGGTCAGTAGATGAGACCTTAAACAGTCAATTCGTGGCGGTTGGTAACACGCCTAAAACTACCTAATGCGAAAGGAGATCGAAACATGAAAACAGAATTTTTAAAAGGACTCGGATTGGAACAGGATGTTATTGATAAGATCATGGCAGAGAACGGGAAAGACATTGCCGCTGAAAAGGCAAAGACAACCAAAGCAGAGGGGGAGCGTGACAATTACAAGAGTCAGCTTGAGACTGCAACAGAATCTTTGGAAAAATTTAAAGATGTTGACCCAACAGCTATGCAGGGCGAGATTGATAAACTGAATCAGCAATTGAAGGACAAAGACGCTGAGTATGCTGCCAAAGAAGCGGATCGCATCTTTTCCGACACGATTAAAGAAGCAATCAAGACAGCCGGTGGTCGCAACGAAAAAGCAGTCATGGCTATGCTTGACATGGAAGCCCTGAAAGAATCAAAAAACCAGTCTGAGGACATCAAAAAAGCATTGGAAACCGTAAAGGAATCTGATGCTTATTTATTTGGCTCTGATGAGCCTTTTAAAAACGCAGTGGGAGCAACTGGCGGCTCTGGTGGCGAGATCGGTAGAGACATGCATTCTGCTATGCGAGCGGCGATGGGGCTTCCACCAGAAAAATAGCAAACAATATTAGAAAGAACGAGGTAATAATATGGCAAACAACATTGCATTAAGAAAAGAATATTTATCAGGTTTACTTGACCAGGTATACAAACTGTCATCTCTCACAGCTGTCCTTGACGGGGCAAACGAGTTGGCGCGAGAGGGAGCGAACGCGAATGAAATCTTAATCCCGAAAATGACAATGCAGGGATTAGCGAACTACAATAGACAGTCAGGATATGTAGCAGGTGACGTAACTCTCGAGTACGAAACAAAGAAATGCGGATATGATCGCGGACGAATGTTCACGATTGATGCCATGGACAACATTGAATCCGCAGGTCTGGCGTTCAGCCGACTTTCTGGAGAGTTCCTGCGCACCAAAGTAGTGCCAGAACTTGATGCGTACCGTTTGGCTGGATATGCATCTGTTTCCGGTGTCACGACTGTAGAAGCAGCTCTCAATGATGGAAAGGCGGCTCTTGCAGCACTCAGAACAGCGAGAAGTAAGATCGAAAACGCAGAAGCGAACCTTGCTACTTGCTATCTGTTTATCAACCCGACAATCTACGGAATGATCGAGGACTTGGACACAACGGCATCCAAGAAAGCTATTGAGGGATTTGCCGGAATTGTCAAAGTTCCAGAAGGAAGATTTTACTCAAAAATTGATCTGACCGCTTCTGGCGCGGGTGGATACGCTAAGAATGCCGAAGGTAAAGCGGTAAACTTTATGATTGTGGACAAACAGGCAGCTATCCAGTACCAGAAGCACACTGTATCCAAGATTATTACACCAGACCAGAACCAGGATGCGGACGCTTGGAAATTTGGATACCGTACTGTTGGTATCGCAGAATGCTACGATAACAAGAAAGACGGTATCTATGTACACACAGTAGTGTAAGGAGTGATCGAATGAATCTGTACGCAGATTATGAATATTACATCTCTGCATACAAGGGAAATCTGGCGAAAGAAGAGTTTGAGAAATCCATTATGAAAGCATCAGCTTATGTCCGAAGGATTACCTTCGGGCTCGCTGATGACAATATGGAAATGGAAGAAGTAAAGCTTGCCACCTGCTCTGTCTGTGATTTGATTGCAAATGACGAAAAGGTCAGAAGCAAGCATTCTGGACGTGCGGTCACATCCGAGAATACGGATGGATACTCTGTCAGCTACGAAAGCGGAGGAAGCGGGGGAACAGCAGATGAACTGCTTGGCAGAAAGATATTTGACACATTGGAACTCTATCTTATGCCGACTGGTCTCTTGTATATGGGGGTAGAATCATGATAACCAACACAGATGCAACACTGTACAGAAGAAAGTACAACTCTGAAACCAGACTGGATGAGTGGGAGCGAGCTTACATACCTGAGGTATGGTGGTACAAAAATGAAAAGTCGCAGATCACGACAGATGGATTAAAGCAAGCGGACGCCTACACGGTCAGAATCCCGGATACGAGCGTGAAAATCAAGAAAGACGATTACCTTGTAAAAGGCGATTGCAAGGTTGACATGCAGACGATTAAGGACTTGGACGGACTGGACAAGACTAGAATTACATCTGCAAACTACAATACTTTTGGCGGCAATCCGTATATTAAGGTGGTGGGAGTATAGTGGCAAAAGGAAAGAAGAAATTTAAGATCGAGACACCGAGAGGTAAGATATCAACTTACACGATTTCCAAGGGAAATTTGAAAGGCAGGACAATAGCGAGACTCGACTGGAATCCGAACTTTAAACCGAATATGGAATCTGGTTTCGCAAGCGCACAGGAGTTTGTTGATTCTGAATGCATTCGGCGTATGAACCCGGAGACTCCAAGACGGACAGGAGTACTGGTTAAGTCAGCAACACTTGGCACCGTGATTGGCAGTGGTGAGATCAACCAAATTGCGCCTTATGCACGTAGACAGTATTACGAGCATAAGGAAAAATCACGATGGTTTGAGCGCATGAAAAACCGTCACAAAGACTCTATCCTGAAAGGAGCGGCTAAGTATGTCAAATCTCATTGACAGCGTCAGATCATACATTCTCACATGTCCGTTTTTAAGTGATGGACGTGTGAACGTGGACTACATTGGAACGGATATGGGGTACTCTGTTGACCCTCTTCCTTGCGACCCGATCATACAGAGATACACGGACGGTGGGGCAAAGAAGCAGTTCCAATTCGCATTTACAAGCCAAGAAGAGTATGACCAAGACGCACGAATCAACATTGAAAATAGTGGATTTTTCCAGAGTTTCGAAGAGTGGTTGGAACAGCAGAGTTTTAATGATAATCTTCCGGAACTCGAAGAAAAGAAAAGCCCAATATCAATTGAAACTTTAAACAGTGGTTACTTGTACGATATCAACGAGGAAAAAGCTAAGTATCGTATTGAGTGCCGCTTAATTTATACACAGGAGGTATAAGTATGACAGCAACAGCAGCACCAAAATTAGTCGGCAGACATTTACGTGTGGCATTCATGAACACGGATACAACAGGTAGCTCTCCGAAATTTGAAAGAATGACTAATTTTACCACGATGACAAACGGGAAAAACCCGAAAGAGTACTCCAGACAGTATGTAGACGAAAGCACAGAGAGGGCAGATGTCGTTGGATACGCGCCGGCTACAGAGTACTCATTTGATATGTATGCAGGGAATCCTGTACATGAGCGAATTGCAAAAATCCATGACGGTGAGAAAGTTGCGGATGATGCGCATGTGGAAGTGGTCACAGTGGATTTTTACAAGAAAAGTACAAGTGGCGACAAATGTTACGCAACAAAGCGGACTTATGCAGTTATCCCGGACTCGGACGGAGATGGAACAGACGCTTTAGTATACAGTGGATCGTTAAAAGCCGTGTCCGACATCGAGGAAGGATACGTTAAAGAGGTAGATATAACATCTAAAACGGTGACTTACACCAAAGGCGATTACACATCAGCTGAATGAAAGAAAAGGAGAGTGAGCCGATGAGCCAGTGGAAATGGAATGACGTAGAGCTTGAAATCGATATGGACGATGTGGAGTTTTTGGAAAAGTATGAAAAAGTATTTGAAAACATCGAGCCGAGGGAGAAGAAGCTTGAAAAGGTTGGAAAAATATCCGAAATAACCAGAGAATATTGTTTGTTGTTTTATGATATTTTTGACGGGATTTTCGGGGAAGGTACTTCTGAAAAACTTTTTGACGGGAAAATGAATTTGAGAGTTTGCGAAGAGTGCTATGATTCGTTCATTGCTGTATGTGAAAAAGAAATCAATGCCGTAAACAAGAGAAGAAATTCTGTTGTTAGCAAATATACTCCGAATAGAGCTCAGAGACGTGCAAAGAAATAACATGAATTTTTTCTATGAAGAGTTACCGAACACGGTAAATGTGAAAGGTGAAAACATCAAGGTCATTACGGATTTCCGTGAATACATCAGGCTTTTGGACATGTTAAAAGACCAAGAGCTTGATGCTCTTCAAAAATTCGCGATCATACAGCAGTATTTTCTTGATGACGTAGTCGCAGACGAAGAAGCTATAAGCGCATTGTCCTGCTTTATAACGATGGATACAAATTGCGTAGAGGTTGCGGAGACAGGTGATTGTGGGAGACCACAAGAAAAGCCGAAGAAAAATTTGTTCTCGTACTCCATTGATTATCCGTATATATTATCCGGCTTTCTCATGGATTATGGGATTGATTTAATCGACATTAAATATATGCACTGGTGGAAATTCCGGATGCTTTTCGATGGTCTGTCTGATGATACAGAAATCAAGCAGCGAATAATGTACCGCAGCGTTGATTTATCGGAAATCAAAGACAAAGAAGAGAGAAAACGAATTAAAAAGATCCAGAAATCAATTCAATTGCCATCTGAGAGCCTGACTGATTATGATATCGGAAATGCTTTTATGTGAGGTGACAGATGAGTTGTAAAATTAAAAAACCATCACTTGAGAGAAAGTGGTATAAGTGTCCTTTTTGCGGGTGCAAGCTATTGATTTATAACAACAATTCCGTTTGCACCAATGCATTTATCAAGTGCCGGACGTGCAAAAAAGAAGTAGAGATTAAGATTTAAGCACTTTAAATTGAGCCATTGAGCCTGTGCTATCCATAAAGGAGGGATAGTATGGGTTATGATGGCTCATTAAAATTTAACACAGAAATAAACGAATCCGGATTCAATTCAGGAATTTCCAAACTTGGCAGCGTTGCAAGCGGAGGATTAAAAGTGATTGCCGGATCAGTAGCTGGCGTTGCTGCAGCATTTGGAGCGGTGTCAAAAATGTCTCTTGATTCCGTTGCGAGTCTTGAGCAGAACATAGGCGGTGTCGAGACGCTGTTTAAAGATAGTGCGCAGACAGTGATCGATAATGCGAACAACGCCTATAAGACAGCTGGTGTATCTGCAAATAAGTACATGGAAACAGTGACAAGCTTCTCGGCATCTCTTTTACAGGGACTTGGAAATAATACCGCAGAAGCCGCCAGAATCGCAGATATGGCGATGGTGGATATGTCTGATAATGCCAATAAATTTGGTTCAAATATGACAGATATCCAAAACGCTTATCAGGGATTTGCGAAACAGAACTACACCATGCTTGACAACTTAAAACTCGGATACGGCGGGACGCAAGCTGAAATGATTCGCTTAATTAACGACAGCGGAATCCTTAATGAGAAAATAGAAAATCTTGATAATGTGTCGTTTGACCAAATTATTCAGGCAATTCACAAAATCCAAGAAAACATGGGAATTGCAGGCACAACGAGCGCAGAAGCATTAACTACCATAGAGGGCTCTGTACAATCTGCAAAAGCAGCGTTTGATAACTTTCTGAATGGTTCAAGTTCCCCGCAGGAGTTGGCAGACGCTGTAAAGTCCGCAGCTGAAAATATAACAAATAATTTGATGCAGATCGTTCCAAGACTTGCAAAAGAACTCCCGGAAGTTGGAAACCTGTTGATGGAAAGTCTTTCGCAGTCACTTAACTCTGGAAAACTCGGAGAAATGATGCAGATAGGTGGGCAAGTCATTTCCAACATAACAACTGGAATTATACAAGCATTGCCCGGAATTGTGACTGCATCAGCACAGATTATAAGTTCGTTTGCGGAAAATATTAGCACCAGCATACCGCAACTGTTATCATCTGGAATCCAGATCATACAGGCAATAGTGAGCGGAATGATGCAGATATTGCCGTCTGTTGGTTCGCTTGCAATCCAGCTTATTACAACTCTATATGAGCAGCTTATGTCACAAGGCCCAAGCTTGTTACAGCAAGGATATGAATTGTTGAGTAATCTGATTGATGGATTCGTACAGGCGATTCCAGAAGCGTTGCCGAAAGTGCTTGATTTTATTCAAGGAATCGGTGAAAAACTTGCAGAAGCAGCTCCTGTAATGATTCAAAAAGGATTCGAGTTGCTACAGAAATTGGTAGAAGGAATTGTGAGTGCAATACCGATTTTGATTGAGCGAGTTCCAGAAATTATTTCGACATTTGCAAACATCATTAATGATAATTTCCCAACAATCCTAATGAAGGGTGCTGAATTACTTGGACAGTTGGCACTCGGACTTATTCAGGCGATACCGACATTAATCGCAAATATTCCGCAGATTATAGCAGCTATCGTTGATACATTAATGGCATTCCAGTGGCTGAACCTTGGTAAAACCATTATAACCGCACTGGGAAATGGAATTAAGTCTATGGTCGGATTCGCAATAGAGTGTGGAAAAAATATTTTGAATGGAATTAAATCCTCTATTCAGAATCTTCCAATTTTATTGCGGGATATCGGACGTACTGCGATGACTGGATTCTCAAATGTAATACAGACGTCGATTGTCGCTGTTAAAAACGCTGTTTCTGGGATAGCAAATGCTATTATTAGCACAATCTCATCCGTTCCCGGGAAAATGATATCCATTGGAAGTAATATTGTCCAAGGAATCTGGAACGGAATATCCAACATGACTGGTTGGATTATTGACAAGATTGGAGGATTCGCAAGCAGTGTTGTTTCGTCCATCAAAGATTTCTTCGGCATACATTCCCCATCCAGAGTTATGCGAGACCAAGTCGGGAAATACCTTGCAATGGGCGTAGGTGTTGGATACGAAAAGTATATGCCGTACAAAGAGATGAAAAAAGTATCCGGTAAGGTGGTGTCTCAGTTGTCTGCATCTGTGAGCGGTATAACGTTATCAGTGCCGGAAAGTGCTGGAAGTCAAACTTACCAGAAAAGCGTTGGAATCCGGAAGTCTGAAAATAACAACGAGCTACTCTATGCAGTAGACCGTCTATCCAGACTTGCCAACAGGCCACTCGAGATCATCAACAAGATTGACTCTGTAGAGACATCCAGAGTGCTTGCCACTCCGATGCAAAACCAGATTAAAAAGAATCAAGATTTTAAAAAGATGTTAGGAGGGGATAGAAATTGAGCCTATCAGTAAAATTTGACGATCAGGAACTCGGGCGATACTTAAGTGTATTGTCCGGGTTCTCTCCGTTTAGTGGAGCAAATAGAGAGTCTGGACTCCTTGATGGAGCAGAAAGTGCAAAAGGAGAGGATTTTGGCTATACAACATATAAATCAAAGACGCTTGAAATGCCATTTGAAATTAAAGGAGACATCTTAGCAAGCTATGACGCGATTCAGAAAATCCTAAACGTCACAGAGCCGAAAAGGCTTGTGTTTGGGAATTATCCGGATCGCTATTTTTATGCTGTCCCTGACGGCAATTTTGATATAACACAGGTTGCAATGTTTGGAAAAGGCACAATCACATGGCTAATCCCGGACGGAGTAGCATACTCTACCGCAGAAAAACAATTCACTGGCGTCCAACAGAACGGATACCAGACCATTACCATCCAAAACAACGGCACCGAATGGGCAGACGTGGACTACGAGATCACGCACCAACATGAAAACGGATTTATCGGACTTGTCAGCCAGTACGGAGTGATCCAGCTAGGGAAACAGGAAGAAGCAGACGGAGAGAATTACGAAGCATCCGAGGAATTGTTTAGCGGCTACAGCCTGTTCCAGGACGATCACGGAACGTCCCATCAGAACCCGGAGAATACCACGCAGGGAACGTTGGAAGTACGGAATGTTGCCGGATATAACGTTATGGCATTAAAAGGTGGGCAAGCAACGTCCGGATACTGGAACGGTGGAATGAAAACACTTACTATCCCGGTGGACAGCGAGGGTAGACGTGGTGCAAAGAACTTTTACTGCTACACACAGCACTGGTTTGAAACCGGATTGATGGGACAGACGGGAGCACAGACTATTGCATTTCTGACTGGAGATAACAAGGTGATATGTGCCATGTCTATTAACAAGAGTGATACGGTTGGTAATACGGCGCATGTGGACTGGTTCGCACCACAAAACAAGAAGATCAAGACACTGGATTTCCAGCCGACAGCTTATGAGGGAAACCCGTTTAATTTAAAGATGGGTGGCGGTCATAATGATTTTTTAAAAGAGGGTGACAGGCTACGGATCTTTTGGTACGGTCAGTATTATTACTTTACTATCCCGGAGATTAAAGACATGGTGTGTGAGAAGATACAGGTCTGGATCGGGCAGTGGGGAAGTAGAGATCTTGGAAATCAGCTGGTTACGCACAATTATTTAAAAAGTATCTGGTTCCGCAAGGATAACGTGGAAAAATACCGAAATGTGCCGAACCGATATCGTGCCGGAGATGTGGTGTCTATAGATGGAGAGAGTACAAAGGTCTATGTAAACGGGATGCCGGCAAAAGGAGATGAGATTAATGGATCCAATTATCCGAAAGTTCCACCCGGAACAACGGAAGTTCAGTTCTGCTACTCTTCTTTCTCCTATCCGCCGCCACAGATTAAAGCGAAAATACGGGAGGTATATTTGTAATGGATAACATCAGAATTGCGATTTTAAGCGCAAATAACACGCCAGTAGCGTTTATGGATAATGCACATAAAAAGTCCATGCACTACTGGGGAGACGAGCTGCACGAATACTTGCAGGGTACGGCGAATACTTACACTTTTACGGTAAATGCAAAGCATCCAGACGCACAGCATATCAAAGCTGGGAATAAGGTGGCATTTACTTACAAGGGGAAATCATACTACTTAAACATTGTAAACACTGAGCAGACAGAGGAGACGATCACAGCTACGGCGTGGTCGTTATCTTTTGAGCTAATCAACGAGGATGCAGGGGAATACAAGGCAGGACAGGCGATGAGTTTTGAAGAGTACCTTGCCATATTTGACGCGGAAAGAACACTGAAATTGGGGCTTAACGAGGTATCAGACAAGAGGATTACGAACGAGTGGACGGGCACAACATCCGTGCTTAAAAGGCTGTTTTCCTTGGCAAACGTATTTTCTGCGGAGATCGAATTTGAGACAGTACTGAACAGAGACTACTCTTTAAAAGAGATTGTCCTAAATGTATATCGGAAACACTCCGATACAGACAGCGGAGTCGGAGAATACCGGAATGACATTGTACTGCGGTACGGGAAAGGAATTACCGGAATTCGAAAAACCACAGATGCCGAGAAGCTTTACACCTGCATCCAGCCAACAGGGAAAGACGGGCTGACGATCAACGGACTGGATAAAAAAGAGTATGATGAGAATGGGAATATTGAGTACTTTGCGGACGGCGCAATCATCCGGGCACCACAGGCAAGAGACCGGTTTCCATCCAATATCGTAAATAAGGCTGATGCTTATATCCTGATGCGGAAAGAGTATGATACGGACAACAAGGACAAGCTCTACAGTATGGCTTTATCCGATCTAAAAACCGCATCCGAGCCAGTGGTGACTTATGAGGTGGATGGATACTTTGACACCAACATCGGAGACACTGTAAGGATGCAGGATCAGGAGTGGACGCCGGTCCTTTATCTACAGGCGAGGGCATCAGAACAGGTACGCAGTCTTACAAATCCAAAGACAGCAAAGACGGTATTTACAAACTACAAAGAGCTTACATCCGAAATTTCGGACAGCTTATTACAGAGGATGCAAGACCTTATTAATAAAAATAAGGTTTATACTTGCTCTATCTCAACAAACAACGGCATTATCTTTAAAAATGGCATCGGTAGCACTACTCTGACAGCTTACGCTTACGATAACGGCGTGGATGTGGCAGACAAGCTACAATTCCGATGGAGCAAGGATGGACGGGAGCTTTATGTCGGACGGAGTGTGACGGTAAATGCATCTGATGTGGATGTAAAAGCAGTGTACTCATTTGAGGCTTTGGAAAATGGGATAAAACGTGGGTATTACGAGGTCACAGTGACTAAAGTAGACGATGGAGCACCGGGAGATCCCGGGAAAGACGGCGTAGGAATTGAGAGCGTGACCAAGTATTATCTGGCATCCGAAAAAAGCACAGGAATCACGGCATCCTCTCCGGGATGGACTACGACAACGCAGACCATGACGGAAGCAAAAAAATACTTATGGAGCTACGAGATAATCGCTTACACAAATGGAACCTCTGCCAAGACAACGCCTGTCATCATCGGAGTGCATGGCCAGAATGGAGAGGACGGAACATCCGGCATCATCGTGTCGCCCGCACCCCCGGAAAATCCAAAAGTAGGACAGCTCTGGCAGACAGCAAGTGGAGAACCAATTAAAAGATGGGATGGAAGTCGTTGGGTGCTGCATTACGTATCGGTCGAGAATCTGGACGTGCAAACGCTCAGTGCGATCGTTGCCAACCTTGGAACTGTAACAGCCGGACTTATTAAGAGTAAGGGTGGACACTTTTACATAAATGTAGACACTGGAGAGATCGTGTCTAAAAGCAGTGACGGTACAATTTCCGTTTTTGTAAAAAAAGAGAATATTGACATGGTAAGATCGTTTACAGCGTCTAGGTACTGGGGGAGTCGATTAAACTACTCTGGATTAGAATTTTATTCCGGCGACAGTAGCATGGCAGATGATATCGCGAATGGATCTATGGTATGCTCTATTCGCGGAGATGAGGAGATGCGTGACTTTTCGGTGACAAACATAAATGGAGATAGCATATGGCTTATTAGGACAATTAAGCAGCTTACAAAATCTATCTCTTACGATTCCGGTACCGTGAAAGGTCCATATACAAGTACAAACTCCGCAAATAACATCCGTGTGGAACTAAAAAGAAGAGGATGTATGGTAACATGCAAGATCACAATGATTGCACAATTTCCGGGAAGTGGCGAATACGGGCCATTCAACGAAGTGAAAATTCCAGTAGGATATCGACCGGTTATGGATTTCTTTGCTCCCTATAGTGAAGTTTCAGGACCTAACATATTTGGAACGGGAAGATACGGCATAGGAAAAGATGGGGGGATCAAGATTTATGTGGAGAATGCCGCATGGACAGAACGTCACGCAACGTTCACGTGGATTACAGATGATTGATTAAAGGAGCGAATATGGAGATTAGAGCAAGACCATCGCGGTCTTATTTTTATATTTTAAAAACCGGAGGAAAGACATGACAGAAAATGAAGTAGAAGTGAAACTTGCAGAGCACGGCAAGGAGATCGGCTCTCTAAAGCACCGAATGAAAGAAGCAGAGGACGTTGTGAGTGTGGTGCATCAGCTGGCGCAGGAGATGGTAGGACTAACTAAAGAGGTCGGCTTTATGAACCAGACTCTTGTGCAGCTCACTACAAAAGTTACGCACCTTGAGCAGACACCAGCTAAACGGTGGGATGGAGTAGTAACTGCACTGATCGGAGCTGTGATTGGTGGAATAGTAGCAATGTATTTGTAAAAGGAGAATGAAAAATGAAGAAGATTAACTGGATTGTAAGAATCAAAAACAAGGCATTTTGGGTAGCACTGATCCCGGCACTGTTGCTGTTGATACAAGCAATTGCGGCAGTGTTTGGGTTTACAATCGACCTTGGAAACCTTGGAGACAAGCTTTTAACTGTGATCAATGCACTCTTTGCGGTTCTGGCGATCCTTGGTGTAGTGGTTGACCCAACGACACCGGGAACGGGAGATTCAGATAGGGCACTTACATATAAATAGATAATTTGAGAGAGCTTGGAAACAGGCTCTCTTTTATTGTGCGATTGCACGGAAAGGAATTAAGAATTATGGGTAGCAGAGAATTTTTAAACATTTGCAAAGCAAAGGTAGCGGATTATTTTAATCAGAATAAAGACAAGACTGATACATCTGACAACATGACGGTAGATGATGTATTTGTAGTTTGGTATTGCAAAACACTGCAAAATCACAAGGCATTGCTTAGTACGCCAGTAAGTGATGGTATGTATTACGAGATCACTTACAGTGGAGATAAGAATGAAATCTACTTTGATGCTTATAAAAAGTGGAAAAACATTAAATTTGATATGTAATTGTGCGACATCGCACTAGGAGGTGAGAACATGAGCGAACAGAACGAATTCGGAAGAATAACAGCGGAAGAACTGGAAAAAGCATTTGAAACGGAAGAACAGGAGGAAGAGAAAGAATGAAAATTGGCTTAAGGGGAGGGCATTCCCCAAATTGTAAAGGTGCAATAGGTCTGATCGATGAACAGGCGGAAGTGCGGAAGATCTACAACGAACTTGTACCGATGCTACAGGCAGTCGGACATACTGTGATTGATTGTAATTCCAACGTATCGAATGTGTCTGGTGAGTTGTCTGACGGCACAAATAAGGCGAATAGTGCAGGGTGCGATATTTATGTCACTCTGCACATGAACGCCGCAGGAACGGAATCAGCAGGAGGCACAGAGGTGTGGTTATACGATGCATCTAACCAGACAATGAACACGATCGCAAGCAATATCTGCCAGAATTTTGCAAATAAAGGATTTACTAACCGTGGTGTAAAGTACAGTTCGGGATACCATGATCTGAATGCATCTAATATGCCCGGTATGATTGTGGAGACATTATTTTGCACCGGCACAGATGATGTAGCAAGGTATCGGAATTTAGGCACAAAAGGAATTGCTGAGCTGATTGCAAAGGCGATCGACAGTAGAGCGTCTGCATGCAGCGAACAAAAAAACCAGAATACAGGAATCGAACAGGAAGGAGAAGAAGAGATGAAATGTTTATTTACAGTAGAGGGAAAAGGTGCAGTGTATTATTTTGACGGTCAAAAAGTAATAACATTGGGTCATCCAGACGAATTAAAAATCATCCAGCAGATTTACAAGGACAACAATGGTAAGGACATGCCGTGTTACAAGTGGAGTCCTAAAGCGCCATGGTATGCAAGGCTCATGTCGGTAATTTACAGTAAAGAGACCACATCTATTTAATAAAAATCCCCTCGGAGATTAGCTCTCTGAGGGGAAAACTTTACAATTGTTAGATAAATTCTCTGGATGTATTTACATATCCGGGAAAATGTGGTATTGTAAAGATGTCCAATACAGATGATGCTCTGTATTGCGGAAACTGAGCAAATCACAGTTTCGCGGATTGAAATATTAGCAGTAGCTTTAATGACTGTAAGATAGGGATAAGCATTAAGCTTATCCTTTTATCTTGCATTTTTACCAGAGCTATAACAGTCATAAAAGCTATCTACAAGCATTGCAAGATCATCTGGCGTCAATTTGTCAAACAGTGTTTCCGGGATCCATTTGTAATTTTCGTAAAATGTACTTTCAAAGCTTCCAATCTTGCTGAGTTTTTTGATTTTCTGGTATTTGTCCATCCTTAAAAGATCATGTAAGTCCATTTCTCCATCTTTTAAAGACTGTTTAGTTTCGCTGGTAAAAATATTTAAGTCCAACGCCAACATATCCTCAACGCTACAACCAAGTGCGCCGGATAAAGCCTGCGCATTTTTTGCTGTGATATTGTTTGTGTCAATTTCGCCTTTTTCAATTTTTTGTATCTGACGGATGTTGATTCCAGTTTTCTCCGCCAATTCTCTTTGAGTAAGTCCCATAAATTTTCTTAGTTCTTTAAGTTCTGCCATAGTTCTTCTCCTTCTCCCCGTATAGCCGATAGGACAGCATTTTATTTATTTTCCGTAAACTTCGCTTAAGATTCTGTTACACATTGTGTTATAGCCATGTCTAACGTTAAAAAAGAGTTTCTGATAGTATTTCTGGTAAGATGTTTCGTTGATTTTTAATAACTCGATTACAAGTCCTGCATCAGATTCAGAAATAATTCTGTTATATCCAGTTTTGCAAGACTCCCACATGCTTACATTTTCCGGAAATCCTGCTTTGCAGTCTGCGATCAGAGCATCAAACTGCTTGTTCATTTTCTCGATCAGATCATTTGCGAAGCTGATCTGCTTCTCTGTTCCTGTCATTTTTGTCTCACCTCTCTTTGCTTCGTTCCATGCTTTCTTCAAAGCTTCGGAGATTCCGAAAGATGCTTTCTTTACCAGTTCCCATGCTCTTCTCATAATTTTGGATAAGTTGTATTTTTTCATTTTTGTTATCTCCTTTGCTTTATCTTATGGTTATATTTTACGCCAATATTGGCGTAAAGTCAAGAGCAAATTGAAAAGTTTTTAAAATATTTTTCTGATAGACAGCAGTTTTCGGTGTAAATATTGTACCATTTATTTTTGTACTAATTATACTACTCCAAATCCTGTGACGAGCTCCAGTTCAATGCCCTCTTGCCGGAAATAATCTTTTTCAATGGCAACATACATAGGGGCATAGAAAATCGAGTGTGCAACTTCGTTTAAGGTGAGTTTTGTCAATTCCTCTTTGGAAGAATCCGGATTGCCGCCGGTCGGGGTACTGTTGTTTGAAGAGTGGCATCCCATAAGCAGGATCATGGATGCGGCAAGAAGAAATGTGAGAATTCTTTTTTTCATAAGCACTCCATAGTTTTTAAAGATGTTACTAAAAGTATATGCCGGAAAAAAAGAAGCGTGAAAAAACCGGTCTGAATGAAATCAGACCGGCATAAAATGATAATTTAAAATTAGTAGTTATCGTGATCCTCTTCGAATGGATCATCATAATCATCAAAGTCTTCGTCTTCCTCAGTGTCACGTCTGGACAAGATCGTCAGGATCAGGAAGATCACTGCAAGTACAACACATGCGATCGCACTGTATAAGAGCATGTTGTCATCACCATGTTTCAGGAAACCGATCACGCTGCATCCGATATAAAAGAGCATCGGGAGCAGGAATGCAAAAATCGTATTGCTCTTCTGAAGAATGAGAAGAAGCAGTCCGGAGATCAGCATGCAAAGTGCCATGATGACATAGAACGTACCAATGTTGGAATTACTTCCGGAGGTAATGCTGTCCAGTCCGCTGATCACTCCTTTGTATGTAAAGAAACCAAACGCTACGATAGAAAGAAGTCCGAAAATCACACGGAGTACCCGGAATCTTGGAGTGATGTAATCATCTTCATATTCTTCCTCGTCTTCGATTTCTTCCGGCTCTTCTACTGGCTTCGGCGCCGGCTTGCGTTTGTGTACAGACTTTCTGTCCGGATCAGATGCAAGCATATCCTCGTAACTTTTTTTCACTGCACGTTCACGTTTTGCACGTACTTTTTCAGAAGGAATATTACCGTAACGCTGCTCTTCTTCGGAAGGTTCCTGTTTGAATTCTTCCGGAACAGAAATCACTCTTGTTTTTGAATCTGCAGGAGCCGGGCGTTTTTTCTTAGGTACAGCATCAGAAGCTTCGGAAGCAGGACGTTTTTTCCGAGGCGCTTCTTCAGAATGCTCAGAGACCGGACGTTTCTTTTTCGGTATTTCGGAAGCTGGACGCTTCTTTTTCTGTACAGGCTGTTTTGGCTCGTCTGTGTGCTCAGCGATTTTCTTTTGTTCTGTTGCTTTTGTTTCTTCTGTTTTTTCTACAGGTGCTTTTGGCTCCTCCTGCTTTGGAGCTGCTTCTATATGTTTTGCTACAGAAGCAGCCGGTTTAGGAGCCGATTTTTTTGCACGTTGTTTGTCAAGATTCCATTGTTTTTTGCAGTCTTTGCAGATTGCGTATTCGTTTAAAACCGGATTGCCATTTTCATCAACCCCTACTTGCTTTTTCTGTAAAATGACATCCTTTCCACATTTTGGGCATTTCATTATTTATATCTCTCCTTTGTATCACTTGTTGTGACTCGTTTTACCTACGATAAAGACATTATAGCATTTTGTTTGACGAAGAACAACGTTTTTTGTCAAATTATCGTGATTGGAGAGCGGGTGTGATCCCTCTATGATTTTGGTTTGACGAGTGGAGTCTGATATTGATAAACATCATTGTAGGCATCAAGCTCGTCCTCGGATTCGGGCAGCGCCGGGATCAGTCCGGTGCAGTCTGTGGAGGAAGCGGCATTTTTTAAATAATCATAATGGTCAATCAGTTCCTGATTTTTTTTCATTTCTTTTTGTTTTTCTTTATCCAA